GTGTAGTCATAACTCTGTTCAGAAAATAATCGTTGGTGATTTGTAGCAATGCCAGAGTTGCTAGTAACTGCTCGCAGCAAATCGGCATAGCCGGCATTAAATGTCACTGCATCAGTTGCATCTTTAACTACTACACTAGGTTCAAATTGATAATTTTTTCTACTCTTAGTAAGTTCAGGAACATAATTATCTCCAATTTTGTACGTTGGACTAAAAGTTCTACCAATGTAGCCATTAACTGGCTGATTTGTGGCATCACCAACCAACTGGTCAAATGTTGCACCAAGGAATCGCTGATTAGTCGGAGTTTTAAATACTTCGGGTAAAAAATTAATTGTATTGACTAAACTCATGTGTTGCCTATGTTAAGTTGTGCTGCTGTAACTGCTGTCACAACGTCGATATCGTTTACTGTCGCTGCGCTTGTGATAATTTCCCATGGCTCGGAATTTATCTGAAAATACTGACCAAAGACTCCACTAACTGGTATAATAACGATACTAGATATGTTAGGTACCAATGTAGTATGTAAATATGCTGCTAATTCACTGAAGTAAAATGTGTCACCGAAATCCCAATTCGATACATCAAAATAGTTATTAATGGCAGTAATAATTTGACTCTTTATTTCGTTGTCAGTAATTCCCATTGATGCATTTTTAACCACTTGGAATCGTGCCTGCAAGGCAGGATCTGCCTTGGCGCCGAACAATGGCTTAAACTTTGCTGGGTTAAAAATAATACTATCACTGACTGTTTTGTATTCATTTAATGTACTGTATGCAATTTCCAAGCTACTTGACGTCGGAGGCACCGGTGGAGTAATAACCCCGGTTAGATCCCGCAACCAAGTAGTATACGAAGATGTATAGTCAGCCGATAATACATACATGTCCATGATGTTAACCGGAGTTGGGTCAATTCTACTCCGGCTTGGTACATTATGCTTATACTTAAAATATAATTCTGACCTAATAGATTCAGCTCCTGCTACAATAGAATATAAATCGGGATTGTCCGGGACATTTTCCATTTGTGTAACTGGTGATTTAATCAACACTCTAGTGTTGTCTACATACCCGTCGGCTTCTACAAATGTATCATATATATTCCATACAATATCGTTAACCATTGGTGACTGCGGCGGGGTGCCGGGTTGGGTATTGGTTTTTAACACTGAAATAATATCAGGAATGTTTGTTGATGTTGCGGAGTTATATACTTTGCTAGTTGGGTCAAAATAGAACTTAGTATTGCCAGCACTGGCAAATGCATAAGTCAATGACTTATTATCAACACGATATAATCCTTGATCGTAAGTAAATTTAACTAGCCAACTGTCTGAATCTATTGCAGCCTGTAAATCAGCCGGTAGGATATTTACCCAAATTTGATTAGGTTGATCATACTTTATTCCGAAGTTTACTTGGGCACGAAGTTGAGTAATTAGTGTAGATATTAACTCTGTACTCAAGCTATTTTTATACGGAGGTATAATTGAATCTAATATAGCCGAGGCTGGCACTACCGTTCCAAAATTAACCATACTAGGAGTATATGCATCATCATTGGCAACAATGCTAGTGACTGCGGCGTACAATATATTAGTATCACCGGATGCAATAGTTGCATCACTGGCTATTGTATTTTGACTAGTGAAATGAAATCCAGTCGGTGCTGTAAATTTTAAACTAGCACCTACATCAACATATTGTAAATTGCCAGATACATTAGGGCCAACTTGCTGCACAACTGGAGTGGCGTTGCTATTTGTTAAATTACCCGATGTACTAACATTACTGATTGTGTTGATCACAATGTTACCCACATTGGGGCTCATAAATCTGTCGCATGTTGCATAATAATAGTTAACCATCTCCGTTGAACTAATCATTGGTATGATATTATTATAAATTGCACTATAAATATCGTTTGTTGTTAATAAGTCATAGCTAGTATGCTTATCTGCGACATTGCTAGATAGTATACCATCATCCCCGATGATATTTGTACTACTGTAAGTCCCGGTTGGATCTAATGCATCAAGATACAAACTCACACCAGAGCTAGTACGGTTTACAACTTTAACTTTCTGAATACTAGTAAAACTAGTTTGCGGGAAGATATTATAGTCTTCACCAGTAATCATACGATTTTGTGTATAATACTGCTGAGGTGCACTGGCTTTAATACTGTCTAAGCTCTGCGCTGCTGTGGCATTGGTTATTGTGTATTTTAAGCTGGCAGTTATTGTAAGTACCTGAGCGGCTCCGCGTTTATTGATATAGTTAAATGCCACTGTAACCAATGACATATCATCTGGGGTTACGCTATAGCTAGCCCCATTGGCAGTACGACAATAGAATCTAAAATTGCCTTGCGGAATATTTGCAAAGCTGCCATCACCAAATACTAAATCAATTTGATCATTTGTTCTAGTATTGATTTGATATAAATTCTTAGATGTTAATTGATTATAAATTACGTTAATACCAGACAGAGCAGGAACTGCTTCCCACTTAGTGGATGGTGCATTGTTAACATCAAGTGAGTATAACCAAAAATCAGTATTGTTAATATTGTTAGTATTAACAGGTGCATAGTTGTTGGGTATAGCATTTGTAATGCTAATGTCTGTGCTGTTTAGCGCGCCTTGCTTAAAATACATAAAGAAGCCAGTATTATTGCTACCGTTACCATTATTGTCATTACGATACAATATGTTAAATGCGCCGCGAATAGTTGGGTCTGCTTCGTATATATAACTTTCGCCTAATGTAGTAGCACTAACTGCCTCAAATGCTACACTTTGTTCCTGAATAGGCACCTTAAACGATCCAATTGGCAGGCTATTAGGATTCAAGCTAATCGAGTACTCATCTGTTTGTATATTGTTGATTAGCTGGCTATTACCAGACTTACCAACTGCTTGACTCGAAATCAACGATGCGTTTAACACAGAATTAAATTGTTCTAGCCAGTTGTCATTGCTTACGTCATTCCAGTGTATCACTGCATTTGCTAAGTTTATCCCCGAGCTGTCAACAATAGACTCAGTGGTACTAATACTATCAATTTTAAGTAATCCGCTGGCGCTGGTTGTACGCTTTGGATTGTAACTTAGCATACGTGCTAGTTTCAGAATACTGTCGCGGCGTTGTGCAGTGTCTAGAAAATTCTCACGAGCATTTAAATCAGTGCGGAAGCTCAGACTCTGGCCTAAAAAGGCAATCATGTCAATCAATGCTAGATATTCGCTGCTCTCAAGGAAATCATTAAAACTTTCTGGGTAGTAAGTTTTAAGATAGTTAATCATACTATTACGTAGCGTTTCAAAGTCGTAGCTAGTAAAGTCAGCATTAGTAAAGGACTGATATACTTTAGTCCAGTCCTGTTGAACTAGTAGATTCGTTTGACGTGTGTTCTGAGCCATATTATTTTACCTGTATAATGTATTTATTAGGAAAATAATATGGTGTGTTAATTAGTCGTTAATGTCTTGGAGTTACGGTCAAAGTTTAGTGATATAGTCTCAACTTGATCAGTAGGTACATATGCTAGTGTCAATTGTACTAGGAATCCATTGGTCTGCTGTTCTATTGCCACTTGCCCTACAGCCAGTCGCGGATCGTAACTAACAATACGGGTGATGTCATTGGAGATAATCATTTGAGTATCTTCAGTTAGTGGTTCAAATAGCATGTCCCAAATTATAGTACCAAAACTTGGCTGCATTAGTTTCTCGCCTTTGCGAATGTTGAAATAATTAATCAAGTCTTGTTTTGCTAAATTGAAATCGTACAGTACGTATTTCTTAGAATTAACTTTAGTGCTGAATCCGCGGTATGTTGTCATATGTATATTTATTGACTTAGAACTGCAATTGCGTAGCGTCCCGCATTATAATTTCCTGCTGCTTCACCAATTCCGTTGTATCTCCATGCATATGCGCCTGTCCCCAGTGGACTACCGTTGCCCGGAGGGGTTCCGGCACCCAATTTCCATCCTACATAAATCATACCTGCTACTATATCATCTGTATCAGTGTCTTGGATAGCAGTGCTACGCACTAGATCTCTATGTAAATCGTACATAATTTGGTAGGCTAAGTGATCCTGCGACACTGTACCCACAAGAAGGCTACTCAAATCAGGTATATTATAATTATAATTCAAATAAGCAAGCACAGTGCTGCGAACAGATGCGGGCCGCCAGCAATGTTGATAATTTACACAGTCCGTGCCGTACTCGGCGTTCGACCCAGCTGTTAC